ATCAGAAGGTTCAATTATTTCTTCTGATTTTTTAATTTCTTTATGTTTAATCACGTCATGAATTTTAACAATTGCTGCAGATTGTCTAATTGGTCCAATATGCAGAACAGGAGAATATTTTTCTCTAATAGTTGCAGAATGATGTAGAATTTCAATTTCTGCCTTAAAGTTCCAAGTTAGTTTATTTAGTTGTTCGAGATTTGAAACTATAACCATACCTCTTGTAAACATTTTTCGAAGTAATTCTATTTTTTTATCAGAAGATGAAATTGCAAAACAACCTCTTTGATGATCTTCTAACTCATTGACTAGTTCTCTAGAATTATTATGAATTGATCTAATCCTAATTGGAATAAATTTGTTATCTATTGGACCTATATAAACTATATCACCCTGACTTATAGTATAACCTTTAAGAATACCAGAAACGACTAAACCAATACCTGGTGGATTAAAAGCACTTTCAATATAAAAGATAGAATCTTTTTTTTCATAAGACCATAGTTTACGAGGTTCTAATTCAAAAAGAATATTTTTAAGTGAATTAATATAAAATCCAGTTTTATTTGAAGTAGATAGTACAGGAAGAATTTCATCACTTGATTTCATTTTTGAAATAATATCTCTAAACATACCATAATTTTGTTTTTCTTTCTCAGCTTGTTGTTCCTTAGGTAGATCTAATTCTTTCCTTGAATTAATAAAGACTGGTTTTTTATTAAATAGTTGACAAATCTTTTTAATTGATGCTTCTGTATTATTTAGAATTTCATCTGGAGCAATATCAATTCTTGTAATTAGAATGATAGTAGGAATCTTCATATAAAATAGAATTCCAAGATGTTCACGTGTCATCTTTAGAATACCTCTATTCGAAGCAACTGTTACTACTGCATAATCTGGAAAAAATCCAGTTATACCATAAGTTGTTGTTTTTAGATATTTTTCATGACCACATAAATCAATTAGTGTAATTGATTTATCTTTTGAATCAATAGTTCGAGTAGAAATATCAGACGTTTGTCCTGATTCTTTTTCATGCGGATGTTTGGCTACTTTCAGACGTGCAGAGCCATTTCCATTATCAAGCTCATTCGATATTAAAACACCAATAGTAGAACTCTTTCCAGAGTCTACAGAGCCCGTTATTACTATACCTACATCTGTTTTTTTAGACATTTTTTATATAATAAATTACTATTTTACTCTAACTTTTTCATTTTTTTTATAAGTATATAATATATTACTAATGAATAGTGAAATAATTGTGTATATTATTACTTTAATTTGTACTTTTTTCTTAATTTATATTCCAATTAAAAAATATGGTTTAAGCTCTGATTTATTTATAAAATGTTTTTATGTCTTAATAATCTTTTATTGTCTAATCCAATTAATTCCAGAAATTAAATTTATATTTTTCTTACCATATTCAGTTTATTCTAATATTTTTGAATACATTAAAACAGGTCAATTACTTCCAATTGGTTGTTTCAGACAAAGTGATGGAACTGTTTTATGTTTGTAAACTTTTTAATTTTAAATATTTTAATTTATATTTCATGTATTTTTCATAATAATTGCCGCCAACGCTACCAGTTGTAATATCATATAAAGGTCCATATGACATACCACTAATTGAAGAACTAAATGGTTTGATGGCAAAAGCATGAGTAACAATTAAAATATTTCCACCATGTGAACTTCTTAGTTTACCTACAGTACTTTTAATTCTATCTTTATATTGTTCCATATTTTCATAATCAGCAAATGTTAATGATGTATTATAATCTACTAAAGTAAAAGTTGAATAATCAGGATTATAAGTTTCTAAGTGTGTTTTACTATGTGTATATAAATCTTTAACATTGAATGGCATTGGGAAAGGATCAATTTCATCAATAAATTCAGATAAACAGAAATCAATATTAATATTTTTATTTCTAAATTTATCAGGAGATGCTTTCATAATTTGCATAGCAGTTTCAATGCATCTTACAAAAGGAGAACAAAAAACATAATCAAAACATATATCACCCATTTCTGCTAGTTCTCTTACTGTTTGATCTACACGATTTCCTGAACATAAATAAGGATTAATATTATAAAAAGGTTTTCTTCTCATATCACTATTCCATCTTTTAGTTTCAGCAGGTGGACATCTTTCAGGATCTTGATCAATTCTATCATAGTGTCTTAATAAAAATATTTTATTTGACATTTATATAATTTATATATATTTTTTTTATCTAATTAATCAAATAAAATAATTAATTGTATTATAATATATAGTAAATGAAACTCCTAATTTTTACTAGATTTAGTATTCTGGATATTAAATGCGTAAGTGCATTTAAATCTTTTAATGTTTTTAATGAAAATATTTTAAAAGAAAAATTATTCTCAAAAGATAGATTAGATTATAAATTTGAAGTATTTAGTAAAGTAACATATCCTTCAATAATAAATCAAACTTTCAAAGATTATATATGGTTAATTTTTACAAGTAAATATTTACCAGAAGAATATAAGAATAAATTAGAAACATATCGTACTTCTAATATTATTATTTACTATGTTGAAAATTTTAGTGAAATGAGAAAAATTATGGATAATGAATTAAAAGATCTTAAAAATTTTACTACTATAAGACTAGATGACGATGATGGATTAATGGAAACATATTTAGAAAAATTAAATTTATATGAAAATGAAAAAGGTAAAATTGTAACTTTTCCAAATGGTATACGATATAAATTAGATGATGATAAAATTATATATGGGTCACAAATATGTTTTCCAAATATAGCTTGTGGTTTAACTGCAATTGAATTTAATATATTTTCAGCAGGAGATCACTCAACTATCCATCAAAGATTTCAAATTATTCAAAACAAGGAAAAAAATTCTTATTATTTATGTTGTAGTGAATATTGTGACACTAAAAGAAGATTTTTTTAAAATTATATTACTTTCTATAAAAATTGATATTCTAAGTTTAATATCAATTTTAATAATATATTTTAATATTAATGGAAAAAAAAAGTAAAAAAACTCAAATAAAAAAAGAGGTTAAACCAAAAGTAAAAAAAGAGAAAAAAAATAAAGAAGAAGTTAAAGAGATTTCTATTGTGATTAAAGAAGAATCTAAAGATATTGTTGAAAATCAAGAAACTGTAGAAGATTTAGAAAAAGAATTCTTAGCAATGATAAGCGATCTGAAAAAACCATCAGATAAACCAAAAACAGAATCTAATTCAAATGAAAAAAAATATTCTTATAAAAAAGAAGAATATAATTATGTTAAATATAAAGAAGTAAAATACGGTCCTTTTACAGAATCTTGGGTTCATGATGAAGAACAATATGATGATGAAATTGAAGATATTCATAAACAAAGACAACAAGTTGTAAAAGGTCTTATGGAAATTGAATATCCTGCACAAAGATCAGAACAATGGTTCAAAGATAGAGATACTTTAATTTCTGCAAGCGATGGTGGATGTGTAGTTGGGGTTAATAAACACGAATCACCTTATAAGTTTATTATTAAGAAAGTTTTTGGATCAACATTTAAATCAAATGAATTTTGTTATCATGGTAAAAAATATGAACAAATAGCTACTATGATTTATGAAAATAGAATGAATGTAATAGTTCATGAATTTGGTTTAGTTAGAAGTAAAAAACATTCTTTCTTAGGAGCTTCTCCAGATGGTATTGTTGGATTTTATAAAACAGATGGAAAACATATCAGTAATAGAGTTGGTCGTATGTTAGAAATTAAATGCCCATTCATCAGAAAAATTAAACACGATGGTGAAATTAAAGATCATCAAGTTCCAATTTATTATTGGGTACAAGTTCAATTACAATTACAATGTTGCGAATTAGATGAATGTGATTTCTGGCAATGTGAATTAACTGAATATAATTCTCGTGAAGATTTTATTGATGATACTAATTCAGATGAACCATGGAGATCTAAAAAAAATAATTTAGAGAAAGGTTGTGTAATTCAATTAATCCCAAAGTCTAGAAAGAAAGATATTGAAGAGGGTAATTACTTAAATGTAATTTGGGAGGATGCAATTTTCATGTATCCTGATTCTATAGAATGGGGTCCTAAAAAATTAGATGAATGGGTTGAAAAGAGTAAAAAAATTATTGAGAAAGATGAAAAATATAAAGATTTTGAATTTGATAAAGTAATATATTGGAAACTAGAAACATCTAGTTCAGTTACAGTTTATAGGGACGAAGATTGGTTTTCTGAAAATATTCCTGTATTAAAACGTATGTGGGATTATGTGCTATTTTATAGAGAAAACCCAAATAAAAAAGAAGAATTACAAAAATATTTAGATAATCAAGAATATAAATCAAATGTTAGAGTAATGAAATTTATAGAAGATCATTATAATAATCATAAAATAGAATTACTCAATCAAAAGAAAACTAATGATTTACATGCTAATGCTGAATATTATATGGATTATAAAGATGTTCTTTAATTTATAAAACTAATCTAGGTTTCTGAAATGCTCTTAACATATTTCTACATTTAGATAATCCATTATTAATATACCATTTATTTCCACCTAATTTAAGAGCCTCTTCATAATAATATATTGCTTCTTCATATTTACAATCTTCTTCCAACTTTTCAGCAATTTTTATAGCGTACTTGCAATTTTCTTCCATTTTTTCATATGGATCCATTTTTTTCTCACCAAATTTTTTTTCATGGTATACTTTTTTATAATCTACTGGAGGAACATAAATGGTGCCATAATTAAATCTTAAGGGCATTTTAATTAAAATTATTAACGACAATATAATTTTCAATTTTTTAATAAAATTGAAATATTTATTTATAATCTCATATATTAATATATAAAATGGGTTGCAATTGTTCTATTTTTAGAAGATACACGTCTATCGAAAATGTTACATCAGAACTACGTCATAATAAAATAGATGACATAATTCTTACATTAGGAATAGATTATACTAAATCAAATTTATGGAATGGTATGAATACTTTTAATAATAAGAGTTTACATGCTATAGAAAATAATAAATTAAACCCATATCAACAAGTATTAAGTTTAGTTACAAAAACACTAGAACCTCTACTATCATTTAATGCAATTCAAATGCTTGGATTCAGTGATGTTTACTCACAAAATAGAACTGTTTTTCCAATGGCTTATCGTAATAATAAAAATCTAAATATATTAGAAAATAATGCACTAAATTTATCTGAACAAGTCATGGAAATTTATAAAAAAATAACACCAAAAGTTATACCATGTAATCCCTCTACATATATTCCTTTAATTGAAGCATCTATAAATATTTATAAATCTAAAAAAAAATCACAAGTTCTGGTAATTATTACTGATAGTGATATTGTTGATTTTAATTTAGAATCTAATAAAATTTCTGAAGCAGAAAATTATCCCATCAGTATAATTTGTATAGGAGTAGGTGACTCTAAATTTACTAAAATGTATAACATCAAAAATAAAAATTTTCAATTTGTCGATTTTAATAAAATTATAGAAATTGAAAATACTGGAAGGAGAGCTTATAAAATATTTGAAAATCTCCCAAAGATATATAAGGAAACAACTAACAGTAAATCATTCGAATCTAATCTTGAAGTAATCAAACCAATTAATCAATATTTCTTATAAAAATTTGATTTTTTATTTATTTAAACTTAATAATTAAATAAAATGCCTAGACCTAAAAAGATTAAAAATGAATTAATCGAAGGAACAGATAATACTAATAATAACACTATAGATGATATTATCAATAAAATGAAAAATATTTATCCTGAACAAACTGAATTAATTGATCAAATAGTGGTTAATGTTAAAAAAAATAATAAAATTAGTGGATATATTGTTGTAGATAAAAAAGATAATTATTATATGGACGATTTCAATGGAGTATGGAATGAAAAATTAGAATTAATTGGTGCTTATGATAATGATAAAATATATCTTTATGATAATATTAAAAAAATAGCAAATAAAATTTTGCATAAAAAATAATTTTATTTTATAATTATATAAATGGATCCAAATATTGAAAATGATAAATTAGAACCTAATAATCCAAATGATACTAAATGCGCACCTGATAAATTATTTGATTCTGGCTCATGTTTTACATTAAATAGTCTAGTTCAAATGGCAGATGCATTTAATAAAGATAATCCAAATAATAATATTAAATTAAACAAATCTTATGAAACGTTGCATCCAAATAAATATAAAAAATACTTAGTAAAACAATTCCAATCAAAATTAAGTAAAAGTTGCGATACTCAAAAATGTTGGTCTGAACAAAGTTTTATGAGACATTTAAGTAGATTAACAAAAGATGAAATAGAAAAATATACTTTTAGACCAGAAGGTCCTGAAGGTAAATTTGAATGGCTTAATACAATGCATATAGATGAAGTAATGGAACAATATGAGAAAAAACATCCTGAATTTAAATTTTTAGGAGCAGTTCCAATGGACTTTGATGATTTAGAAGTACTTGGAATTAAGAATTTAGATTTTAATAAATTAATTAAAGAAGGTAAAAGTAAACTTGGAATGGTTATTAATTTAGATGAACATTGGAAATCAGGATCACATTGGGTTTCTATGTTTGCAGATCTTAAAGGAGGGCGTGTTTATTATTCTGATTCATATGGTTTTAGACCTGAAAAGCGTGTGAGAACTTTTATGAATAGAATTAATAGATTTTGTCAAACAGGTTTAGGTATTAAAAATACTGAAGTAGATTATAATAGAGTAAGACAACAATACAAAAATTCTGAATGTGGAATTTATTCCATTAATTTTATTTCTAGATTATTAAAAGGTTTTAGTTTCAAACAAATTTCTGAAAATCCCGTACCCGATGAAAAAATTAATAAATGTAGAGCTGTTTATTTTACTAAAGATAAATAAAAAATTGAAATTATTAAAATTAGTTAGAGTTTTTAAATATCCAATGGTTATCTTTATAAAATGAATATGGATTTTAATGAATATTCAGAAGATACTAATTATTCTTATTTATATGTTATTTTTACAAAATTAATCGAAAATGATCAAT